GCTCAGAGAGCGGAGGTTTTTTATGGAAAGCGTTCAAGACACAATCAAAGAATATATTCAGAACACTGGAAGAATCCCAAAGCAGATTAAAGTTTCCAACGAGGCGTTTGCAGAAGCGTTTCTCAGGATGGAAATTGACTGGAATATGCCACGCCAAATAAATGGCGAGCCGCATTACAGCTATATGGGAATACAACTTATCCCATCAGGCAAAACAGCAGATTAAATTAACTCACCAGCGGTGAGACCAACCCACTACTGTCGAGACGACAGCAGGAGCAACCATGGCAATCAAAGCCGTAGTAGAAACGCTCGATGACGTGCCAGAGGCGCTGAAAGAGCATTACAAGGAAACCGAGAACGGGTACGAACTCGATCTCGGTGAATCCATCCGCGAGCATTCCGGCGCTCAATCCCTGAAAAACGCCCTTGATACCGAAAGGGACAAGCGCAAGAAGGCGATTGAAGACCGGGATAAATACAAGGAAGCTGCGGATAAACTCCCCGAAGACTTCGACCCCGAGGAATACGAACGCCTGAAAGCCAATGGCGAAGGCGGGGAAGAAGTACAGAAAAAGGTCGAAGAAGCCCGCGAGCGCGAGCGCAAGAAGTGGGAGAAGAAGCTCAACGAGGCTACGGAAGAGCGCGACCAATACAAGGAAAACTATACCAGCACCAAGAAGGACAACGGCCTCAAGGATGCGCTGAGTCAGGTCAATGTCGTGTCTGACCTTAAGGAATACGCCGAGGAATATTGGTCGAATCGTACGCAGATTGATGAAGACGGCAATCTCGTTACCAGTGATGGCACACCACTACAGGATGCTGTGAAGGAATGGGCCGAGTCCGATAAGGGCAAGCATTTCATCGCCGCGCCGGGTAATGGTGGCGGCGGTGCGCCTGGCGGCAAGAATGCCGGCGGATCTCCCGACAACCCGTGGAAGAAGGATTCCTTCAACCTGACGCATCAGATGGAAATCCTGAACAAGGAACCGGACAAGGCGAAACGCCTGAAAGCGGAGGCCGGTGTTGAATGATGCTGGCCGACCTTGAGAAGGCGAAATATCGCAAGGTCTGGGAGCATGAGCAATATCGCCGCTCTTCTCCGGGAGAGGCGCTGGTAGACAATGCCATCGAGTCACTTGGCATCAAGCCGGGTGATTCGGTGATTGACTTCGGCTGCGGCACGGGTAGGGCTGCTAAAAAGTTCATGGATTACGGCGTTAACGTGACCGGCGTGGACATTGCGGATAACTGCCTTGACGGTAATGTGAATATCAACTTTGTTCTCGCCTGCCTGTGGTCGCCTGAGTGTGACTTAAGGGCCGATTATGGCTTTTGTACGGACGTGATGGAGCATATACCCGAGTCACGGGTCGATCGCTCGTTACAGACCATACACGAATCCACAGACGCCGTATTTTTTCAGATTGCCACTCGCCATGATGTGATGGGACGGTTAATTGGCGAACCGCTACACATGACGGTCAAGGATGAGGATTGGTGGTATACCAAGCTAAACGAGTTCTGGCATTCCGTTCATATAACACCCAAAAAGGGTGAGTTTCTGGCGGTCTGTCGATGATATTCGTCACTGGCGCGGCAAGGTCGGGAACCTCTCTTACCGCGAAGGTATTACAGGCTTGTGGCGCAAGGATTGGCCGAGTGAACGGCCTCTATGAGCATGTCGGCGTCAGGGATGGACTGGTCAAGCCCTTTTTAGCCAACAATGGCTATGACCCGCTCGGTCAGGACCCATTACCCAATCCGGTTGATTTGCCAATCCCCGATGACTGGAGGGATAAGGTAGACCGAAAGCTCGTTCGGGCTAATTGCTACAAGGGTGCAAAAATGGCGCTCATGTGGCCCGTCTGGGTGAAGCATTACCCTGATGCTAAGTGGGTGTTATGTAGACGGGATATAGATGCGATAGCGGATTCCTGTATGCGCTGCGTATTTATGAAAGCCTACAAGACGCAGGAAGACTGGACGCAGTGGGCTAAGCATTACATCAACGGACTGGATGGTATTAAATTGTCCGCACACTATATCGAGACATGGCCTGACAAGGCTGTGAAAGGCGATATGGGCTACTTGAGACGCATGGTTGAGTTCTGCGGTCTTGACTGGAATGAAGCCGCTGTAAGAGATTGTATCAATCCCGCGAAATGGCATTGAAAGCAGTCATCCTCGGCGGCGGTGAAACGCTCTGGCAAGACCTGGCGCAAGTTGATGATGTTGATGAACGTATTGTCATAGCCATCAACGACGCGGGTTATTGTTACAAAAAGACAATAGATTATTGGGTTTCTCTTCATCCAGAAAAATTACAGAGGTGGATGCAGAAGCGACCCGACACGAATTACGAGACCGTGTGCCATAAAGACAGAAAAGGCGCTCGCGTCGATCATGTTGTACATGAACTATGGCGGGGGTCCAGTGGGCTGTTCGCTGTTCAGTTTGCCGTCCGTGACCTCCAATGTACGGATGTGATCCTCTGCGGTGTCCCCATGACGCCGACAGGGCATTTTTTCGACAGTGACCCGTGGCGGCACTGCGAGAAATACCGGAAAGGGTGGCAAGAAGCCCTGCCGGAAATCGAGGGGTGTGTAACCTCGTTATCAGGCTGGACCCGATCGTTACTCGGAGCACCAACCTAAGGGGCAGCGCCCTACCTAACAACCCAAGCCCAGCGGGTACGGGTATCAGCTAATCAGCGCCGTGAGGCGCAGTAATCCCAACGAAGGAGTATTCGCATGGCTTATACCAAGCTAAGCGACATGCTGGTGCCCGACCAATGGGCACGGTATGTCATTGAACGCACGTCCGAGCTTTCGGATGTATGGCAGTCCGGCATCCTCAGTGATGTCAATTCACAGGTTCAGGTTCCCGAAGGTGGCGAGACGGTGCAGATGCCGTTTTTCCAGGATCTGACGGGTAATGATGAGGTGCTGGATGATACCTCTAACCTGACCGTCAACAACGTCGATACCGAAAAGGATGTCGCGGTCATTCTGCGTCGGGCCAAGGTGTTCGGTTCAAGCGACCTGGCCGGTGATTTGGCCGGTTCCGATCCGATGGCCATGATTGGTGATCGATTCGCCAACTACTGGTCCCGCCGGATGCAGAAGACCCTCATCGAGACCCTGAACGGGGCGATGGGTGCTGTTACCGAGAACGTCAGTGATATTTCGGCCCTGTCCGGTGTGGCTTCCAACTTCGACGGTGAAGCCTTCCTGGATGCCACTGGCAAGCTCGGCGACCATCAGGACATGCTCTCCGCTATCGCGGTGCATTCGTCCGTTTACACGTCCATGAAGAAGCAGGACCTAATCGACTTTATCCCGGATTCCGAGGGTAAGCCGACCATTGCGACGTACATGGGCAAGCGTGTGATTGTCGATGATGGCATGCCTGTCACCTCCGGCGTGTACACCACGTACATCTTTGCCGCAGGTGCTATCGGCTACGCCGAGGGTGCGCCGAAGGTCCCGGCTGAAACCGACCGCGAACCGCTGACCAACGGTGGTTCGGAGTATCTGGTTAATCGCCGGTACTGCATCCTGCATCCGCGTGGTGTGAAGTGGGCACCGGGTATCGGTGTGCCGAGTGCTCAGTCTCCGAGTAATACGGAACTGGGTGCTAGCGGCAACTGGACCCGTGTGTACGAACCGCAAAACATTCGTATCGTGCAGTTTAAGCACACCATCGCGTAAACCCTATAGGGCCTCTTCGGAGGCCCTTTCTTTTTTGGTGACTTATGCCACTAACGAACACTAAAGGCTGGCGCAGCCGTCAGCACAAAGCGAAGCTGCGACAGGAGTACGCAGAAAAGATGGCCCCGATTCGGGATGCGCGTCGCGCCAACCGCGAACGCGAAGATGCGATAGCGCGGGGTGAAGACCCTGAGGCCATTGATATGCCGACCGTCGGGCCGAAACCCTCAACGCAGGAGAGGGCTGATAGGGATGTGAATTATCCCGACCCGGAAACCATGAGCCGCCAGGACATGATTGATTACCTTAAATCCCATGACGTGAAGGGCGCTCATTTGATGAAGGATGAAACCCTCAAGGACAAGGTGCGAAATGGCTGACAAAAAACCCTTACCCCGCGATCAATGGGGTGCTGGCTGGAACTGGTGGTTCTGGAATCAACAGCAACGCAATAAAGCGAAGCGGTCCAGCTAGTGTCCGTACTCCATAAACGCATGGCGACACGGGTTGCCTCGAAGTCCCGAACTTCTAACGGAACCCTTGTGGGCCGCGCCTGTGTACTCAGGGGCCTTCACTACAACGACACGAGCGGCGGTCAGGCTGGAACGCTCATACTCCGTGACGGCGGCGCGTCGGGTGATATTAAGCTCACCATTAACACGCCTGGTGGTGGTGTGGGTATGGACGTGGGTATCCCGGCAGGCGGGATGGAGTTTGACACAGACATTTACGCCGAGCTGACCAATGTGGACGGCGTGACGGTGTTTTACGAGTAAACCGATATGGCATTTACAGTTGAAACAGGTTCCGGCGTAACAGGTGCTAACTCCTATATCAGCGTCTCGGATGCCGATGATTATTGGGCCGACCGCGTTAATGCGACCTCCCCCGATGGGAACGCGTGGACCAATGCGAGTCAGTCAGAAAAAGAAGGCGCGTTAGTCGAGGCGTCCGCGTATCTCGACGCGACTTACGATTGGGTCTGGAATAACCCGCCATTATGGCAGGGGCGTGTCAATCCACTAGGCCCGCTTGAAGCCTATACGCCGCTCAAGGACAAAGACCAGGGCTTGAAGTGGCCGCGCAATGCCGCGTACGACAATGATACGTATGTATTGCAGCAGGGCGTCCCCCAAAAGGTAAAAGACGCAACAGCGGAACTGGCCTTACTAGCCCTTGACGGCTTCCTGCTGGAGTCAAAAGACCGTGGCGGCATGGTCAAGTCAGAGGCCGTGGGTTCGCTACAGGTCACTTACATGGATAACGCGCCGGGGAATAAATCCTATCCCTTCATCGACCGGATACTGGCTGGGTTATACAACCATAAGGGCGGCAGCCGGAAACTGAACCGGGTATGACGGGGAAACTTGATAAACAGATGCGTGGCCTCTCCCAGAGGCTGATAGATGAATACGGGAAACCCGTCACGCTGAAGGAATTTACGGGTAATACGTTCGATCCCTCAACGGGCACTAATACCCCAAGCTATTCCAATCATTCAGTCAATGGTGTGATTGATGATTATTCTGAAAACCGCACCGACGGAACCCTCGTCAAGGTCGGTGATTTGAGGCTGTCTGTCCCGGCCAAGGATTTAACTTTTAACCCATCGACTGAGGATAAGGTGGTCATTGACTCCGTTGAATGGTCTATCGTCAACCCGCAGCGCATTTACAGCGGTGAACAGGTTGCCACCTACCAGCTACAGATACGCAAGTAATGGATAACGTCCGCGAATTTAATCTGGCGATTGATCGTTATGTCGATACTGATGTCCCGGAACAGGTCGAAGCTGCACAGCAGAAAATAGCCTTACAGGGGTTAAGGGGCGTGGTGATGAAAACGCCCGTTCGTTCGGGGCGCGCACGGGGAAGCTGGATAACAACTATTAACACGCCGTCCGAGAAAATCTCGGGACGAAAGACCAAAAGTGGTAATTCCACCATTACTTCCGGTTCGTCGGTCATCACACAGGCTCCGGCGTTCAGCACGATATGGATGACCTCCAATCTGCCCTATATCGAACGTCTGGAGGGTGGTTATTCCGAACAAAGCCCGAACGGCATGGTGGCTACTACCGTAGCCGAACTCGAATCACAGTTTAATAACATCGAATAATGCCTGACTTTTCCCAAGCCGCCGCTGACATTGCGTCTGAGTTCAATACCCAATTCTCGGCCCTGTCCCCGACCTACGATATTGCGTGGGAAAACGTCGATTTCACGCCGGCTGATGGTGAGCCATGGGTCAGGCTGACGATTAACGAAGGCGAGGCGTTTATCGGTGCGATCGGTGGTGGGAAGAATACTTATCGTCATCCCGGCACAGTGATCGTTCAGGTCTTTACACCCACCAATATTGGTTATGGCAAGGCCCGGAGTATTGCCGACGATGTAGCTAGTATCTTTCGGGGCAAACGCATTTCAGGCGTGCGGTTTCTATCAGCGCCTTATAT